GGAAGCGGCCTGCGCTAACTTCTTCGACTTCGGACAAGCCAGCGGGCTGCAAGAAGAATTCCCAACCGTCCGGAGGCCGTTCAAACGCCTTGTAAAGCCAATGATCCTTGTCAGGCGGATTGCTATCGCCGATAATCCCCGCGAAAGTAGGCATAACGCCGCCCTTCTGCATGCTCGGATAGCGGCCAATGCGATCCCCTGCCGCGTCCACAATCGGCTTGGGTATCTCGCGCATCTCATTGAAATAGATCATCGTGCACTCGTAAGAGAGCAACGCCTTTACCTGATCAGGTCTATCCAAACCGAAGAATTCAGCTTCGAAGTCGAGACTAGTGCCGTCGCCGAGATCGGGAATAACGATACTGTGTCGTATGGGCGTGGATCTGCGCAGCATTCCACACTTAGCTTCGTCGTAAATCCCAAGCCATGTCTCAATAGTCGTGCGCCACAGCTCCGGCATACTGTTGCGTACGACAGCCAGCTTAAATGGTCTGACATTGTCCTTCCCCGGCTCCTGCGCCATGGCGATGGCGAACGGATCAATGCAGCTCATAACGGTTTTGCCCGAGCCGACAGGCCCGAGCACGACACGAGTGCGCTTCCGCGACGTGAAGAAGCGCCAGAGCGTCGGCGAATAGTCGAAAGCGACGTTGATATTGCCGTCCGCGTCTATGCCGTTGCTGACGATCTCGCCATTGATGAGCTTGGCTCCAGGCGGAAGCGTGAGATCGATTGGTTTCGCAGGTAAGAGATGCACGCTTCCGCCTTTTCTATGCTGATATCAGCGTTTTTCACGGTCTTTACACGTCCACTCGCCGTTCTGGACGTGATATTGCGGCTTGTTGCGACGTGAACAGTCTTCAATGCTGCTGTCATCGGCGGGACAGGAGGCTTGCACGAGGCTAAGCGCCGTAACGATAATGACAGTCAGAACAAAAGGGATGCGAACAGAAGCAGTCATTCGAGTAATTCCTCACCGCGTAAATAATCAGCGTACCACTCAGCCCGTTCCCGAGCCTTGGGACCGCTGAATATCACGGTGCAGCAGTCTTTGCTACCGTCTTTTGCAGCATGCGACACTTCCCAAGCGCCAGCACGCACGTGAACCATGCTATCCGTGACAGTCATCGCCCAGCACGAGACTTTCTCGCTCATCCGAATACCACATAACCGAGCAAGAAGCCTAAAGCGATTGCGCAAAAGACATAAAAGCCTATCACCCGTCCAAGATCGTCAAACATGTTCCTCATTTCAACAGCTCTTCGCCTTCCGCTTCGTCTTTGGTGATCGGCGGACGGACGACAAGGCCAGCAATACGCTTCGGGCCGTCTTCCGGCTGCACGCCACCATTGCGCACCATCTCGGCGACGTTATGCCACTCGGCGGCTTTCTGCAACGCCCACGCCTTATCGTGCATGACGATCTTCTTCGGATAGATGAAATCAGAGCCATCTGCCCGAATGCCTATAGCGAACTCAACCGTCTTGATCGCCACGCGAACATGGCGAGGGATGCTGTCAAGCCCTTCGCCCTGCGCGACTTGCACCTTCGAAATGTCGCTATGCGCAATAGAGAGAATGTCCTCCATGACGAACAGCGCGTCGTAGCCCATATAGGCCAGACGAGCGGCCTGCGCCTGCTTCATGAGCTTCTGAAAGCCAGGATCGCGAAACCAAGTCTGCGCCACGGACGGGCGGATAGCGAGCTGAGAGCATGTGCGGAACAGGTCGCGCTCCCCGTCAGTGATGAACAGCAAAACGAAACGCCGCTGCTCTTCGGTGATCGTGTTCATAGGTCCAGCAGATCCTCGCCGCGCACAAGGGACAGGAAGTCCTCCAGGCTCAATGTTACCAACCAAGGCGACCTGTTACAACGATGAGCGACAACAGGCATGAGCGCGGCTGCTTTGGCGTCTCGCACGGCCTGTTGATACGCCGTCAGCACGTTGAGCCGTTCCACCCGCTTGCACTCCAGATGCACGCCGGGCACGTCATGCTTGAGATCCTGCGAGCTGTCCGTTCCGCTGTACTGCTGCGCGCGGCGTGCCGCGAAGCCACGCTCCCTCAACTCGGCGGCAAGCTCACGCTCTCCCGCCTTTCCCTTCCGATTGCCGTTGATCATGCCTCACCCTCCAAGGTAGGCTCAACCTATGCCACGGCATGCGCGACGCCGCAACTGCCAGAGCCGTGGCCTAGCGGCAGGACCGTTGAGCGCTCACCCTCCCTGCTCCGGCCTGCCGCGCCCTTATCCTGCTTGGTTGTGAGCGAAAGTTCCACAACTTCTGCGTAACGGCCTTGTAACCCGTTGATTTTAAACAAGGTTCCGGAATTCCGGTTCCGGATGCCATTTGGCATATAGGCTAAGGGGGTAGATTGTGTCTGTGTAGATGCTGACATGTATAGTGGTTTACCGTCATCTTCTAGACCACTATGCAGCCAGATTTTTTTTAATGGAACTGGAACCGGAGTACTGCACCCTATTGATTTTATTGAGAAAAATTCGGTTCCAAAAAGGTTCCAGTTCCACGCCAAAATGTTTCACGGGGTGTGTTTCACAGAATTACACCAATAAGTTAGTAAAATAGACGTTGTTGACACCTATCGCAAATAGATACATAAACGCTCTAGGCAAAACAAAACGAGGCTTCCCCATGCTAGTCATTAGCCGCGCTATGACGCATTTTAGCCGCCCTACTACTGCCGTGTATTGGCGGAAGACAAAGGACGCGGGCGTCACTCTTGAAGTATGCTTTTATCGCCCCGTCAAAGGCTGGATCATTCGCGTTGTAGATGACCGAAAGAAAGGTAGGCGTGTTATTCTCATCGATAGATGCGATACGCCGTCCGAAATAACCACGCACTATCTCAACATCAACGGCGATATCTTCGAAAGGAAAGCCAAATGAACTACAACGTCGATTTAATCGTTGAAGACGCCGTGAAAGCTCTTAACGAGATCTTCATTCTTAGCGACGTCGTCACCATCCCTCCGAGCCACGACATTGCGGCGCGAATTCGTTGGCATATCGTGCGGCAGCTCAAGATCGCCGAAGGCAAGAAACCTGCTGGACGCCCCCGCCTCGACCGCAGGCAGAACGACATGCAGACGATCAACAATCGCGCGCATTGGTGCTCTGCGATCTCATCCGAGTTCGTCACAGCCGCTCGCTGCTTCTGGCAGATCCTTGGCCTTGACGATCACGGCGAGCTTTGGGCGCGCGTCGTTGACGAACGTCAGGATTTCATCGGCAAGCCCGTAAAGCTGGATCGCCGCATGAAGCCCAAAGCCGTCACTCTGCCCCAAGACGTTCACTATTTCTCAAGACCTTTGCGCAATCATAACGACAGCGGCCACGCTATCCGCCGCGAAATGCAACTCTCGACACAGGGATTGTTCTAATGTTTGCTGTCCGCTATGTCGTCCTGATCCACGAGAACGGCCGTACACGTGCGAGGTGGACGTTCCTCCGCAGCGCTGCCGATCAATCGCGAGCTGCCATCTATCGCGATATCAGGCTCGCTTCGCGTGCTGCTTATGACTTCGGAGGCGAGGTTATCTCTCTCGAAGATGAGAACGTATGCCTCTTGCTTCCCGTACTTTAACGAAACGTGTTGACAGGCCGTTCAAACGCGCTTAGAACGATGCCTGTCAACTATTCGCTTCCGGAGATCCTCACATGAAGAAGCCTATCCTTCCTCTGATGCCGACGCCTAGCGACCGCGCTCATCATCGCGTCCAGATGGAGAAGTACGAAGCCTTCCTTGCGAAGAAGGCCAAGCGCAACAAGGCCGCTCGCGCTCGCAAGGTGGAGAAGGTCGCCAAGCTTCAGCAGATCGTCAAAACCTCTAACCGCACTATCGATTACACGCGCGAAGAATGGCTGATGACCGCGATCCAGCTCCTTCGCCCTATGTTCCTTGAGCGCGGCTATCAGATCCCCGAGAAGGTCAAGGCCACAGTCGGCTTTCCGTCCTCTGGCGGCCGTGGCAAGACGATTGGCGAGTGCCACTGCCACTCCGCTTCCGCAGACAACACAGTCGAGATGTTCATATCTCCCGTGAACGCGCAGCCGCAGCGCATACTCGACATTCTCGTGCACGAACTCGGTCAT